GTGGTTTTAATAGAATAACAAGCCATTCGCCAGATAACTTCCTTCTCTATTGGGGCCCAACATAACCCCTTATCAAATTTAACGGTACGTTTCAGAAACGTCAATTTGATGGGTAGAACCAACGGAATATTAGTAGACTTATCACCCGCCGTGATAACATGTCCTAAGTCCTTGGCTCTAGCTACAACCTCCTTAGGAGTAACTAAACAATACGGTGAAAAATTAGTTTTATTGTCATCACCACAATTTTGCACACGCACCAAATCACGAAAATTTTCACGATGAGATCCAGCCATAGCATAATAAATAATGAGTTTATTCGTAATTGAATTAGCAATAATGGTATCCCAACGTCCGGAATTTAAACCTGCTTCATGCACATAGAAAACTTCTCCTCCCATTATCAAATAATAGGACGAAGCCATCTTAATAATACGACGTACACAAGTGGCATCATATTCATTGTAACCACATTTAAGAGCCAAATGATACATAAAATCGGCATAAGCGCCGTTTAATGTACTCGTTTTAAGATCCATGGCTTCATGATCTGCATCAAAAGCTAAAGGTTGATCACTATTAACTGACGTAAACTCCAAAAATGCTTCTTGCATTTGTTTCGACGAAGAACAATTTAATGCAACATAGGCTCCACTTCTATCAGGATTAGCGATTAAATGTGAAATCAAAGGTAACATATACATTCTTCCAACCACATTCAGAGCATAATTTCCCACATAAAAATATCGTCCTTTTCCAACTGACGATTTCTTAGCAGGATAAACTTCATCTTTGACAACTGCTTTTACGACTTGCGGTTGAATAGGTGCCTCGAAGTTTCGAATATTATCCAACACAACTTGTATTTGCTCCAAAACAACAGGATGTACTTCATACTTTTCATCGTCTATCTTCGTGAATCCATTAGCCTTCGTTACACCTAAAAAGGCTAATTGCGCACCCATACCAGATTCTGCATTTCGTCCACCCATATATATATTTAGAGGGTCTCCACAAATTCCTCGATAAATATCTAATGGTTCCAAAGGATGAATAGGAACTGGAATCTCCTTCAACATTTCCCCAATCGCAAGTTTAATGCGTGAATGATTAATTAAAGTATCCTTAAAAATCATTTTCCGCAAGCGAATCAACGTAGGAGAAACCCAATCACTAGGAACTTTAGGATCACCTATACACTTTGCCTTCCCAGCATACGGTTTCCCATATTCTTCATCCAATCTATGCGAAAATAAACCGTGTAAAGTTGTTGGTTGGCAAGACATCCTCTCTCTATCCATTCTATTATAATGACAAATAACTTCATGATTTGAAAGGATTAAAGGATTCTCATATTTCACGTACTTAGTGCTATCACTTCCAGGATGACCTCCCTCTGGTAAGGTTTTAAACATCTCTGGTATCTCTTTAGATTGACTTATAATAATTGGCGTAGGAAACTTACTAATTAAGGCGGATATTATAGTACGCGACAATGGTTCAATAACACGTTCTCCAGATTGAAGATAACCTGAATGAAATCCAATTAAAACTCCTCCAGAAATTAATGGTAAACCACAATCACCTTCTTCAGATGGATATTCTGAAGTATAAATCTGATCACTACGATACGTGGCTAAGGTAAAATCACGTTCCGTATTCCTCCAATAACAACGACCAGACTTGCTCAAACCATTCTGGACTGTACTAAAAGCATATCTGTTAGCGCCTCCTACAGTGATATTTACATAACATGAGTCACGTCCATAAGTTAATACCTTTTCAGGTATCAATACATGTCTAGTAGTCACACCATTAATGTCAAACTCGTAAACATCACTACTCAACGAATTAGGCAATACTAAATGTGCATTTAATACAAGCAATTCTGGACTTATCACTATGAAATGCGCATGTCGCACAATCTTACCATCGTTCAAAACACGCACGTTTCCATAATACTTAAAATCGCCTCCAGTAATCCAAGGGAGAGTAGTAGCGGTCACCGGGGCGACATATTTCTCTTCCTTTACCAAGTCAACGACTTTAGTAATTCTAGCTTCACTTGAAACACCACGCATGTACCACGCGGCAATAACTCAACACCAATCAATACTGCGGCAAATGCAGAGACAGCAATTGCCAAGGTTTTAGGTGAACCAACACTCAGTGAAACTGGTACTGAATACCCTGCGCCTTGATGAACTATTTCACCTATATCAACCAGTCCACGATGATGATGGGGTTCATGATCTTCGTGGAAAGATTTACAAATGTCACACAAATTAGTGACAGATGCCTTAGGATCAAACTTAGCCCTTAAAGTCTCTATTCTCTTTACCGTATAATTAACGGCTTGCTCAATCGTACTACACAAAATATCGCCTTTCTCAAGGGGGGAATTAAAGAGCAATGTTGTTCCGTTGATCTTCAACGTACTAAAACGATAATACACATCGTTTCTATTCCATGGAATTTGATTATCCGCGCGATAAACTGAATACGCCTCCTGCGAATTACAACCAGCAGCTTCTACAAGCTCACGTTTCCAATGAATATATAACATTCGATATCGACGAGCCAATTTCGAACCATCGGCTGCTGACGTGGACATACCGTACGCATGATTATTACAACTAACTAAAACGACATGAGGTCGAATATTGTTATTGTGCTTATCACTAATAGCGGCCATATTTAAATCAATTCCTCCTGATTCAATGAGAGATTGCAATAAAGGAGCATAACGCGCCGTAGCGAATTCCTCCTTAGTAGAGAACGCATCGTTTATTTCAACAATATATGGCAAAGCCGGTTTATTTTGAAATTCCTGTTCACTATTATACTTCATCTTGATAGAAACATCTTGAGAAATATTATTACGCATCTTCATCATAGCTTCAAGTGCGGTTGAAAACTGAGTTTTTCCCGTGCCAGGAGGACCTTGTATAATTAGTCCATATGCTTCTGGAGTAGGGGGATGATACTTTTCTTTAACGCGAGCAAGAAAACCAATCATTTCCGAATATCTGTCTTTTACAAACGGATTTTTGGTATTAAAGGCTCTCTTTTCCATAACTTGGGCACGCATAATTAATTGATGGAAATCACCATAACCATTATCCATCTTACGTAAATCATCATTCAATTCACCAAGTTCCTGATAAATGGCGTCTTCGTAATTATGTTCAAAGAAACTATAAGGATCTCCAGTCCTAGTATATTCCTTATGACGATTTTCAACATATTGTCCTAAGGAAACCATGGCAGTTAAACCATCAACACCCTCTTTAAGATTGTGAGCCAGATAAGCAAACACATTTGCACTAGCTAACTCAGTAGCTTTGGGCTCTCGAAACATAAGAGAGGTGGATAATCTAACAAAGAGCGATAGAGTTCTCTCAACCATTGGAGACTTTAATACTCTAAGAGAGTCATCAGACATGGATTCA